CTTCTGCCCAGGATAAAATCATAAACAATAGCGTCAACTGTAGAACAAAATCGGTGAAGTAAACTACTATGTCGCCCACAATGTAGCCCACGGAAGGAACTATTCCAAACCGAAGCAAAAACGTTTTTACCAAAAACAAGAAAAACCTTGAAACCGTTATGGCTTCAAGGTTTTTACTTGGCGCGGAAGAGAGGATTTGAACCTCCGCGGCGCTTTTTACACGCCCTACTCCCTTAGCAGGGGAGCAAAATCCCTTTATTTTACAGCGTTTTTTAGGCTTTTGTTAGCCATTTGTTAGCCATAAAATTCACCTATAGATTTGCGTATGCGTGAATATTCAAAGCATTTTACTCGCTACCGAGCTTTCGCATGACGCTATTATAGACGCGCTCGTTTACAATTTTCAAACTGTCCATCAGCTCGTCCATGATATCCCACGCCTTGTCCGGCGGAACATCTGCCACCGCGCGCAGAAAGTCGCTGTCACCGTATGTTTCGACGCTAACCGGTGCGGGCGCTGCGGAGTATGACATTGGCAAAGCCCTATCTCTGCTACCGCTTTGCTGGTCACGAATGGCATACAGCACGGCAAGGCGCTCATAGTTTGTCCAGCTTGATTCCTCTGTTTCAAGTCGAGCTATCCAGCGCTTGACCTCATTCTCATCGACCATAGGGGAGCACCCCCTTTAGCCCTCGATCGTGTCCATGCAACGCTGGATGGCTCTGCGGATGCTTTCGTCATCGGCGTTGTCCAACATTTCCTGCAACTGGCGTTTCATGTTGTCGATGCCGCCGTCACGGGAATAGTGGCCGCGCACATAATGCGTGCCACGTCTCGCATTGGACATATCGCGGTCATAAGCGCCGCGCATACCAGACTGCCAGTCTCCGTCGCGGGAATAGCGGCGAGAATAGTCTTCATCGCGGGAATAGCCGCCATCTTCCATCATCTCGATCTTATCGATGTTCTTGATGGTGGCCGTCAGTTTGTGCGCAATTTCGAGATCACCCGCGCCAAGCTCGCCCTTGCGTGCCAGCTCGTCGAGTTCATCGCACAGCATATTGCGCAGATCATACATTGCTTTCTTGCTCATGTCCATTCTCCTTTCACGCGATTCTCTCAACCGTCAGATTCGAGTTAGCGAAGTTGACGGCCTGAGTGCTGGTGTTTTCCATTGCAACCGTCAGGCAGCATCCTTTTGGAACACAGACCTGCGCGGAAACATAAATATTAAAGTAGTTTCCTACAGCCGCAGGCGTGACGGTAGCTGTTGCACTGGTCAGCGGCTCTCCGTTGATGGCAAGCGCCGCCGTGATGGCCTCAACCGTGCCTCCAGTGGGAATGGCGATGTTTCCGCCATAGGAGACCCGAAACAGAGCGCGGTTTTGATTGGTGAGGCCGCGCAGCGTGACAATGCCTGCGCCCTGGCGATGCACGATACAGGGCTTGCTATTGACCGCCGTTCCGGTCAGTGGGACGTTCTGGCCGGCAGGGACCAAAGCAATGATAGAATTACTAAATTCAGCCATACTGGTATCACTCCTTTCTCTGATTTGCCCCAAAAGGGGCAAACGCACCATTTGCAATCATTTCCGCGTAGCTGGGCGCAAATAATTCGTCCGCTTTACGCAAAAGATCGGCATAATTGCTAAGATCGTACATGCTCATTTCACTCTTGTCCAGAGTTGCAATGTGATCAACAAATTCCTGTTTGAGTTCGTCAACTGTTTTCACAAAATCATTCCTTCCTAAAGGGGTCGAAATCGACCCGTTTAAAATACAGCGGCGGAGCTATTGCCCCGCCGCGTTGTGATTAGTATCGGCACGGGGCCGACCATTTTCGTGAGGTCACGAAAAAGCTATGCTATGCAGTTGTCAGCAGCCGCAACCGGAACCGCAGCCACCATAGCCGCTGCCCGCCCACGGGTTACAGGTAATGTAAGCCGGTGAAGGGCACGGGCGAAGCTGCGAAATGAGGTAGTTATTCTGTGCAGCCTGAGACGCGGCCAATTTGAGATTCTGGTTCTCGGTCTGGAGATCGGACAGCTTGCTCTGCGTGAGGAAGTCGAGGATGGCACGGCTGTTCTGGTTGTTCGCGTCAATGATGTCGCGGGCTGCCGTGTTGACCGTGTTGCGAGTGTCGCACGCCTGCGTCGCCATATCATAGCGCACCTGCGCGATAGCTGCGCGATTCTCGCAGCAGCAATTTGCGGCCTGCATCTGCATGGCGTTGAGCTGCTGCATAAGCGCCGCCTGCTGGTTTGCGCGGGACAGCTCGGCATTGCCGAAGCCGGTGTTGATGGCCTGTGTGGTCGTAGCAAAGCCGCCAGTAATGGCATTGTTCAACGCAAAGGTGGAATCGCAAATGCCATTTGCAATACTGTCGAGCTTGCGCTCAACGCTCGCAAAGTCAGATGTCAGAACGTAGCCGTCCATCACACCGCCGCCGTTACCGTTGCCAAATCCGTTGCGGCCCCAGCCGAAGAGGAAAAGAACGATAATCCAGATCCAGCTGTCGCCCCACATACCCATACCGCCGCCGTAATTGTTCGCGGGCGCGACCGGCATAGTCATCATGGGAGCACCGTCGGAAAGAGACATAGTATCACTCCTTTGAAAAATTTTTATTTATCAAATCGTGGCCACGATAAGATTAGTGGAATAAGGGTTCAAACTGCTTTGCCATAGATTGAAGTTGGTTTAACTCCTGCTGGCTCATAGCGCCAGATTGCAAAAGCTTTTCGACTTCCGCTTTGGGGTCACCCTGAAAATTTGCCCTAAACTGTTGAAACTGTTGCATCATCTGAAAAAAGCCGTTCCCGCCACCAAGAGCGCCAAAAAAAGGATTACTCATCATCCTCGTCCTCCTCAACCTTGCGCTTTTTCTTGCTCTTTATTTCGCCCACAAGCGCTGCCAGAGCGTCAAACTCTTTACGGGTGACAAATTCCACGCTCTTTTCCTGCGGCGCTGTGCGGGGCGTTTCTGCGCGCTCTACAAGATCGTAAATTTTAAGCGTCGGCTTCCCACTTGCATCCGCCTGCTTGAGATACACAGTCGGCGCGGTAGAATCCCACAGCGCCACAGCAGAGTTGGGCGCGATGAGATAGCCTCTCGCCTCCTGTTCGCCGCTTACCCACTGCACGCCGCCCTGTGCGATAGGGTTCTGTTGCACTGGCTGCGACATGGGCTGCTGCATGGGCTGCATCTGTGGTTGCTGCATCTGTCGCATCTGCATGAGGTTGTCCGGCATCGGCTGCGGATAATAGGGATTGAAATAGGGATATGCCATGTTCATTCCTCCGTTTCTTTGACCCAGTAATAAAGCGGGATTTCGTTCTCGCTGTTCCAACTGTCATAGATCACGCCGTCTTGCACGCACACTACATGTCCAGAGAGCGCGAGAATATACGTCCCGCGTGGGTGCTCATCGGCAAACTTACCGACCGTGTAGCAGTCGGGACAGGTGTCCGGCATAATATAGCGCCGATAGCCAAGCGACCGCAGATATGTGCCCCAACAGGCGTTTGCGTTGGGCAAGTCGCCGTCTAAGTATCCCTGTATGCACAGAGACAAATAAACTTCGCCCCAGTCCTTTCCTGTCGCCTTGCAGATTGCGCGCACGGTGCAGTCGGACACGTTGCGCCCGTTTGGATTTGGGTTGAAATAGCTATACATGGAACATCTCTGCAAAGTAGACGTATGTTCTCAGCTCGTCAGGATCAGGGAACAGCGTCAAAATGTCCATCGCCATTTGCTCAGTAAAGCCCAAAGCTAAAAGTCGGTCGTACATCGCCGCACCTCCTTTGTTGTGTCCATAGTACAAAAAAATAGGCGCTCAAAAGCGCCCATAAAGTGTATGAAAAGTGCGTCGAAAACCGTCGAACGGTTCCCCTTGCCTTTTTACGTGAAATGTGATATTTTAATTTTACAGGTCATTCCCGGCCTGCTTTTACACAAGAGAAATGGCCTCACCGTTCGGTGGGGCCATTTCTTTTTTCATATACTTCTGATGCCATTTTGCGGTATGCGCGCCGCCGGTATTTCTTCACTGCGTCAACAGATAGGCTTTGCTCCATTGCCACCTGCACGCAGCTTTTCTGCCGCACGTCGCACTCAATGATACACGCCGCCTCGTCAGCTGGCAGCTCGAAGGATAAGATATACGCCACGGCCCGCTTGGGGGCCATAGAGGATAATTGCGCGCGGATTGACCTGTGCTGACTGTCCATGCCCGTGTAGGGCTTGCAGAGGCGCTTGCGCGTGGGCTTTCGCCGCCCGCTCCTTTCTGTGCCCAAATCGGGCACCGTTATTTTGTCGCTCTCTGGATCATTGTCACGACTTCCTGCCGCGTGATAAGTCTCTGCGGCGCGCTGCCGTCCGTGATGCCCGCCGCTTTTGCCGCCGCCCAGTCTTTCGCCGCCCACGAAGAGACGGGCTTGGTGCCGAGCTGTGCCAAATAGGCATCCATCATCTTGTTAAACGTTGCCTGATCCATGTACTCCTCCATTTCCGGCGGGTACTTGCCCGCCAAAATCATGCTCCCTGTGTACTTGAGGTGGTCGTCCCACTGGAAATGCGGGCGGTCGGGGAATTTCTTCCAGTCGCCGCCCCACGAAAAGCCGACCTGCTTGCCGATCTGCCCGCAGCGGGCGAAGAACGACGGATCGTCGTACTCATGCCCCTTGACGTTTTTGCAGATGTCGAACGCCAGCCCAGCCTTGACACCGTGGAACGTCGGGCGCGTCGCGGACTTTGCCGCGTAGCCGTTCTCGGCAAGATAGCGCTGGTACTCGTCGTCTCGTACTGTCTCCGTCACGAGAACCGGAAGCCCCGCCTCCTTGCAGAGGGCGAGAAAAATGACACAGTTTGCGCGCACGTCCGCCCGCAGGTCAGCAATGTCCCTACTGTGATACATCGCTGTCACCCTTGCCGTCCTCGTCCTTGTTTTTGTTGTAGCTGGACGTCGACACGCCGATGAGCGCGCCGATAAACAGCGCCACGGCGCTGATGGTGGTCGTCACCTGCTCGGTGTAGCCCCACCCCCACACACCCGCGAGGGCGGCGTAGAGGCCGGAGCAGGCGGGCAGTACGATGAGCACGAGCCACTTGAGCACATCGTACACCTTGTTACTCATTTCAAATTTCATTGTTGTTCTCCTTTCGTTTCCGTCCAACGATAATTTCTACCAGTGTCAGAAGCCCAGTAAAGGCTTCGATGATTCCTCCCGTACCCAGCAGGTACGGGAAGATGTTGTCCCACTGCCACCCCTTAATGCTGTAAAAGATGACCGTGTAGATCACAAAAGCGGCGATAAAAATGCCAACGATAATCAAAATGATGTTCCTCGTTCGCAATTTCGATGCCTTTTTGATAAGGCGCTTCATCCGACCGCCCCACTCAGCAGCCACGCGATAAACGCGCCCGCCAGCGCCGCGAGAGCCTTGTCTACCAGACTGTCCCAGCGTTTCCCTGCCTTGCCCGTGATGGCTTTCACGTCCTCTTTGATCTCTTTGACGTCTCCCTCGACGGTTTCCTGCTTGGTCGCCAGCACCTCGACAGACGTTGCCAGCCTGTCAAGCGCCGTTTGATGCTCCTGTAACTCGTTAATCCTGTGCGTGTTGCTCTTGCACCGGCTTTCGATCAGCGCGATCGCCGCGTCATCGTAGTGCTTTGCATTATCCATATCCCGCTCCCTTTCTGCGGCCTTAGACCGCCGTGAAATAATTCCCCACCAGCTCATGCGGCAAATACTGCAAGACGATCTTCCCGCCCGCAGCCTCTCCCGTGCGCTCACAGAGGTACACCTTGCCGTCCTCGCTGTCGAGGTAGTACTTGCCGTACTCGTACTCCATGCCGCGCGCTGCGGGGATGGGGTCATCCTGCGTGCCCGCGTGGTCGACGTTGATGATCATCCACATGGCAGGGGTGGAGTGCGGTGGCCAGTTCTCTTGCGTGGTGTGGCCCTGACCTTTGTTGACGCGGTAGACGTGCAGTACGCCGCTTTCGTCCGTATCGCTGCGGCGGTCGCCGGGCTTGACGGTCTCGCCGATGTGATCCGCCCAGCGCGGGAACATCTCAACGGCCTTTGCTGCGTCGCTGTCCGGCAGGCTTTCGCTGGCCTGCTCGATAATGGGGCGCAGCTTCACCGCGCAGGCGTATGTGACCGGTTCACCCGCAAGGGCGGTAACGGTCGCTTTGGCGCTCTCCGTCTCCGTGGGCTTGCCCATTTTGATACTGACCGTGCCGTCGCGATGGTCGGTGATGGTCCCGCTCAGGCTGTATTCGCTGTTGTCCCACTCGTTGACTACTTCCTCGGTCTCGCCCGTTGGATTGCCGTCGTTGTCGAGCTTGTCCTTCGTCTCGCGGAAGACGTTGCTCCACGGGGTACCAGAGGGCAGCAGCGCCGCCGCTTCGTCGTGGGACATGGTGAGACGCACCGCCACGCTCTCGCGCATATCCCAGTTTCGATCTTTGTAGTTGTAAACGCACGTGGCAGGATACTCCTGTCCATTTACTTTAATGAATTCAGACATAGTAAACCTTTCTTATAGGATCAGGTAGATGTAACCCACTTGATAGTACCACTTACATTTTGTAGGGATTGCGTTTTTGATTCATCATAACCAGTAATAGATGTAAAAATGTTAGCAATGATGTTATCAATGTAGGTTTTGGTATTTATCTGTTTAGTTACTTGGTTAAACCAAGTGATTCCATCATAGGATACGATAGAAAACCATCCAACTGGAATAACAACAACTCTATCATCAGTACAGGTCATAGTATACGACCAATAGTAACTGAATTCAGCAGTTTCCCAAGTAATTCCATCGATTGAGTAGGCCACTTCATAAGCCCCATAATTCGGTGCTATAAATCCGTTATTGAAATACACAAGGCTCAGCCAGTTACCATTAGCATTAGTAGGTATGTTTTTGCCAGCAAGCCATGTTACTCCGTCCACAGAATACACCGTTTTACCACCAGATGCCTGTGATACACCTACAAATTTCCCTGCTCCATAACAGACATCTCTCCATGATGCAGATACAGGGAGGCTACCAATAGTCCAACTGATGCCATCAACAGAAGAGATAACAGTAGTTGACCCGTATCCAAGGCCAATGAATTTTTCATTAGCATAGCATAGGGCATAAAATTTAACGGAGGTTTTTATAGCTACTACATTCCAGTTAATTCCATCAGTGGAATAGCAAACCCGTCCTGTGTTAGACACAGTTACGAATTTCCCCGCCCCATAGCAAATACGGTGAAATGATCCGGTATCAGCAGGTAAATTCCCAACAGTCCAGTTAATACCATCCTCAGAGTAAATCGTTTTTTCTGTTGAACCAACAGCAACGAATTTACCATTACCATAAGTGACTGACATCCAGTTATCTGTAATAGGTGCAGTAGCCTTGAGCCACGTAATCCCATCTACAGAGTAGTTTATAGTTGCTGAGTTATAATCAATAACTACAAACATTCCATTACCATAAGCTATTGAACGTAGTGTAGCGGAACTGTTCAGTCTATTGGTCACAGAGGTTAAAACAATGGCATCGTTCCATGAAGTACGTTCTTCCTCAGTAATGTGTATTATCTTGTTTGTAATGTGCTTAGTAACTGTGTTGGAATCTGCTTTATTACTTAGCTCTGAGAACACGCCGCCAGACTGCACGGGATTCGCGCTGCCCTGCGTAGGCGTTGCGTCGGTAGTCACCTTGACGTCCTTGATAGCATTGTCGACATATGCAAAGATGTCCTGATGCTTGTTGTTAGGGTCATACACAGACGCCAGCATGTCACCCGTACCAGCGCCGGAAGCGCCTCGGCAATAGCCCGCGTCATAGCTCGTGCCGTCCGACAGCGTCACGATAAGGTGATAGTCGCTCTGCCGGATGGTGATGCCAGTAATCGTGGGAGCATCTGCGCCGGGATTGCCCTGTGGACCAATTTCACCCTGAATACCCTGCTTACCCTGTTCACCCTGAATACCCTGCTTACCCTGTTCACCCTGTTCACCCTTTTCGAGTACAAGGTTGAGCACCTGATTCGGGGCTTCTCCGGTAATGGTCGCGCTCGCCACCTTGCCGGACGTGACCGAGCCAATGGTCAGCACGTTTGTAGGGCCAGTCGCACCTGTCGCGCCGGTATCGCCCTTGCTACCCTGCGGAATGCCAAGTGCCAGCGTACCAGTCGACTTGTCGTAAGTCGCCGTTGCTGAGCTTCCTGCGGGCAGCGTTGTCACCGTGACCGATACAACGCTCAGCGTGACAAACTTCAGCAGCGTTTCGCCTTTCAGCATCTTCGCCTCGCCGCCCTGCTCAAGCACAAACTGGTCTTCGTTAGTGATCTGTAACGCTTGCGTGAGGTCGGAAATTGCTTTATCAGCCATCGGTTGCCTCGCTTTCTTCGGGCGCTTTCGCGGTTTCGGCTTCGCCGTCCTTTACTTTTTTTGCTTTCTTTTTTGCATCCTCAAGCTGATATTTCAGCGCGACAAGCTCGCGCTTGTCTTTCTCCTGCTCTTCCGCCTCGCGATGTAAAATCTCATAAGCCTTTTGAATCTGCGCCTTGACGACGCTGATCTTGCCCGCCTCCGAGCCCAAAACCAACGTGTTATTCAGCGTGTCAAACGCGTTGCTCAAAAGTTCCATTGCTTCTTTCATGCCGATGCCTCCAATCTTCTAATCCGCGCTTCCTGCTCGCGCACCTTGGCCCACAGAATTGGGATAAACTCACTGTACCGCAGAAAATAGGTCTCGCTGCCGTCATCAAGCTTGGCCGCCGCCCAGCCCGCGAATTCCTGCGAATCAATGCCGCACGCGCGCATGGCGTCCTCTACCTCCTGCGCGATGAAGCCTGTGTGATAGCGTCCGCTCGTGCCGCTGTTCAGCTTGTAGCGCTTCGGCTCGACGAGCTCAAACATGCGCACGTACTTCACCGGCAGCGCCTCAATGCTGTTCTTGATGTTCCGGTCGGACCCGTTCAACTCGTTCGTGCTGCAATAGATCGTGCTCCAAACAAAATTTGGTGCGCCAAGATTGTACCGGTTATCTGCATTCGGGGCGAAATCGCCGCGGCAATCGATGAAGTCGTAGTCGAAATTGAGCGCTGATCTTCCGTTATTCCCCGACAGATACAGGTTTCCGCTCGTCGCGTTCAACTCCATAGCCTTGCTCTCGAGCGTCATTTTGTAGTCCGCCGTGCTGGCGTACTCGGTATAGATGTAACCGCAGCGCCGTCCGTTGTCGTTGCGCACCGTGATCGTGTCGCCCTCGATCTCGCTTGCCGTCAGCGTGCCGTCAATGTTGACGGCGTCAACGTGCAAGTCGATCGAACCGGTCGAATCAACGACAACACCATTACTGAGAATTTTGAACGTCGTACCGCTGCTGCTGCTCGATACGCTCAGCGTGATCTTGTCAATGCTCTGGTCGATCATGCTCTGTGCTGTGCTGCCGTCGATCTTGCCCGAGACAGTCGTGCGCAAGCCGTTGATATCGGCCTTGATGTTGGTAATGCTGCCGTTGAGGCTCGAAATATTGGCCTCAATGCCGTCAATGGACGTCGACAGCGACGTCACGCGCCCATCAACGCCCTTGACCTTGAGCATGATCTCCTCGCTGGTCTTGGTGATAGTCGAGCGTGTTTCGGCAATCTTGCGATTGAACTCTTGTGTGATGTACCCCTCAGCTGGGTATTCGTCTTCCATCTCTGCTTCCCCGGGGGAAGAAATACCCGCGTATCCGCGCCCATCATCAGAGAGTTTAGAAAGCGGCGAATAAATGCCCCCAACCGTCACGCCGTCGCCCAGCTCTGCCGCCGGATCGATGTTTGCCGCGCCTGCTTCGTACGCCTGATACTGGTAGCCTTTCATGGTTTGCAGTAACGCGCTTACCATTGGCTGCGTGGCGTGAGGGCAACTTGCAATAACTTCCATGCCGGTATCATCGCCCGCCGTCAGGCTGTTTTCATCATCCACAAGCAACGTCACACGGGAAATAGGCTTATACTTGCCGTTGTCGGAAAAACTCGTAATGTCGCCACCGACGTAATATTTATCAGACAAGAATCCTCACCCCTCCAAATGTGATAGCGTTGCCCGCTTCTGTAATGAGATAGTTCGTCTCGGTAGGCATGGACAACAACGGAATAAGCAACAGTTTCCCTGCATCGGTAATAATCCAGTTCCCGCCGTGCGCCGCTGCGATAAAACATAGCTCATTGCGGATGGTGTAATCATTTGCGGGATAGTCGATGGTATATGAGCTATTGAGCACTGTGCGGCTATCCAGCTCCACGCCCATCAACTGGCAAAAGATATTTACAGCGTCAGGCATAGTCATCGGGAAGTTAAGCGACTGTTCTGGCTCCCACACAACGTCAGCCTTTCTCATAGCGTCGTATGCTTCGAGTTCCCAATAATTCCCATCGCAGGAACGGCGGTTGGTAAAAAACACGCCCTTTGGGATCCAGTCTGTCGCCTGACTGCCATTAACAAGCCTGAGATAGCGATTGATCGTCGCGGCGCGCGGGATATTGTCCGCGACGACTGCGAGTTTCAGCGTCGCGCAACAGGCATTGCCGATGCCAAATTCTTCAAACAGCTGAGATTCAACAGAGTGGGAAACCTCCGCGTCTTTCCCGTATTCCACACCATTGATGATAAATTTGTATTCGCGTTCCGTCCCGGGCTTGTGAAGCAGCTCGCGCCACAGCGCACTTGTCGTCTGCCCCATATCACACCTCGATCAGGTTAAACGTCGCGCCGCCCCACACCTCATTATCGCCTGCCGCTTCCTCAAGCGTGCATTCCATCGACGAGCAGTAAAACGTGCTTGTTCTTACGCCATGCAGGTCAAGGTATTGGACGGTGCAGGTGGTTTTATTGAGATCATCATCAAGCTTCGCCAGCACCTCGCGTTTGACGGAGCGCGTTGTATAGCTCAGTTTCCGCTTGGTGGTGATCTTGTCGCGCCGCATTTTGCCGTCTTTGGTGCGAGTGGTCTTATCGCTGTCAAGGTCGTTTCTGCTCCACCCGTAGCCTTTAGTTGCGATTGCGGACGAGTAGTCCGTGCCGTTGATAATAAGGACTTCCATGTTGCCCCTCCTTAGTACAGCAGCACGGGCTTACCCGCCGCGCGCGTCATGTTGTTAATGTTCTTCACGGTGCTGCGTGCGATTTCCTTGCCGTCGAGCTGCACCACGACCGTGGTTGTTCCGCCGCCAGATTCCGCCATAGCCTGTTTAAATGCATCAACCATCGTTGCAAGCGGCGTTTCGATATTCGTTCCGCTCTTCTGGTCGCCCAGCACGGCGAGAAATTCTTTGTTCGGGGGAATGACTGCACCGCGAGCCAATGCAGGAGCGGAGACACGGCTAATCGAAGGAGCGCGAGAAGGACTTCCAAAGCCGCCACTTCTGGTTCCAAATCCTCCGCTTCGGCCAGAATTCGATTTTGCAATAGAATTCTGCGCTTCAACAAATTTGTTGCCAAACCAGCTAACGGCATTAGCCACCCACGTTTTTACGCTCTCCCATGCGGCTTTTAAGCCGGACAAAAGGCCGTCAATAATCCTTCGACCTAACGCTTTCCAGTAATCAGCAGTAAAAAACTTCGAAACGCTGGTATTCCACCACTGTTTAATGTTCTGCCACATTTCTTTAAGCTTGGTAAGAAGTGCACTCCAATCCAGATCAGATGCAGCGGCAATAGCCGCGCCGCCAGCAATCATCATCCCAATGCCAAGTGGAAGATTTGCGCCGGAGAAACACAGAACCGCACCGATAGCGATAAGCGAGACGCCAATCGAACCCATAAGAGATTTGATTGCGGCTTTTGTCTTTTCGGGGGCTGTGTTCCAGTTCATGGCGACCGACGCCGCAATAGATGCTGCACCCGCAATCATTAACCCAATACCGAGAGGTAAGTTTGCTCCCGAAAAGCAAAGCACTGCGCCGATGGCAAGCAAGGTCATTCCGAGCGCCATCATTAAGGCCGACAATGTATTTTTTGTTTTGTCGTTTACTGCATTCCAGTTCAAGGCGACTGCCGTTCCCAGCATAGCCGCGCCTGCCAGCATAAGCCCAATGCCGAGGGGGATGTTTGCGCCAGATAAACACAAAATTGCACCAATCGCAAGGGCAGATACGCCAAGAATCATAAGTACGTTGGTAATCGCCGCCCTTAACTTGTTTGGCATACAGTCCCAATTCTCTTTAATAAGCGTTACAAGTCCCACCGCACCAGCGGCCATAAGCGCAATACCAAGCGGAATATTTGCGCCGGAAAAACACAGAATTGCGCCAAGAGCTAAAAGCGCGCCGCTAAGGTATGCCGTAAGCTCGTCGATCTTTGCTTTGTACTCGTCGGTCGTAAACTGTTCAAACACGGGAGAAAGCCGATCTGCAAGCGCAGCCGCAGCGCCGCCACCGCCACTTGAACTCGACAGAGTGTTGATCTCATCAAAACTTGCAAGATTCCCTTTTGCTTCTTTTGCCGCCGAACCGACGCTACCGATAGCATCTGCTTCTTTATAAAGTCCTTTTGCCGCCGCTTCTGATTTTTTTGCCGTTGTTCCAAAAAGCATCGATACAATGTTTGCAATAACGCTGATAACCTTTGTAAGGATGTTCACAAGCGCTGTAAAGGCGGGAACAATTACACTTAATAGCGGTTGTGCCAAAGTGAGCAACGCGCCCTTTAAGCGTCCAATAGCTTTTGCGGCTTCGTCATTTACTTGGATGACTTTCCAGACATAATCACGAACAACGGATAATGCCCTTGTAATAAGAGTAAACACAAACGCCCTGAGAGCGAGCTTCTTTACTCGGTTAACGAAGCGGGACATGTATTCGTCGGCTTTTTTAGTCGCCTCACCCATCCCGAAAACACCGTTTTTTGTGCTGGAGATTTTTTCGGAAAGCTCCCCCGCTTTTGTCTTCATCTTATCGAGATTTGCCGTATCGGACTGAATTGAAGCGTCCATCTTCTCAACTTTAGCTGTAACGGCGTCATACTCTTTTTGCAAAGATTTCACAGTGCTTTCCTGTGCCTTGATGGAATCCGCCGTAAAAAACTCTTTGCCGCTGTGCATTGAATCAAGCGTCGCTTTTGCCGCATCGAGATTTGCCGCGATTTCTGCCGACTGCTTTGCCAGCGGCATTTTGTCTTGCTGTTTCTGGTAAATTTTATCGTTAAGCGTGTCGATTTTTTTAACCAGTTTATTCAGTTCTTTTTGAGCGTCTTTGTCGTCCAGATCAACGCTGAAAACTACCGAACCGTCCGCTGCCATAAAATCACCACCTTGCTTTTAGTTTTTTGCTGTGATATGGTAAAAGAACCGTATTTAATGGGAGGGAAATAGAATGAAAGCATTGAAAAGAACCTTGTTATTCCTTGTTGTCTTCTTTGCATCGTTTCTTTTGATCCTAATTGTAGGAGTTGCTACAACGCCAGAAGGCCAAGAAACTATGCCAGTATGGGTTGGCGTTGCCCTTCTAACAATACCTATCCCATTAGGGATTCTGGCCGTTAATAAAGCCGTACCGCAGACTTATGACGAAAAGATTAAAATCCAAACAGTAAAGTGCAAGCTACAACTTGTCGGCGGGCTTGACCTTGCAGCAGGGTCTATCTGCTCCGCCATGTGCTCCCCAGAATCTATTTCATTTTCAGCGAGCGGACAAACATTTACGCTTTCGCCAGAAAAGCTAATCGATGTGTCTGTTATGACACCGCAGGATATCCAGACCCAATACGTTTCAAGCGTCGGCGGCGCAATCGCGGGCGGTATTTTACTTGGCCCAATCGGCGCGGCGCTTGGAGGGTCAGCACAGAAGAAGAAAACGAAAATTGTCCGTCAGTACCTTATCTTTGCATATCAGGCTGATCCAGAAGTTAAATACATTGTATTTGACGTGACCTCTGCACCTCAGACCGGGAAGAAAATCAGCAAAATTTATGCGTACTTAAAGAAAAATGAAAACAAACAAGTCTCTCTTTAATTTCAACCGGCTCATTCGTGAGCCGGTTCTTTTTTCCCCAACCATGCACTAAGCGTATCCGCTTCTTCTTTCGAGACCTTTTTCGGGATATCGACCACATCTTTATTGCGTCGGTAAAATTCTCGGTCTGACTTGTCTAAGGGTTTTCCTTTCGCCTTTAGTTCTCGAATGCGGATGACTTGCGCAAAGAAGCAATCGCCAATTTCCATATAAGCAGACAAGAAAGTAAACCAGTGCGTACCGCCAGTGTTGGTATCTGGATCGTATTCGCTTTCGCGAATCTCTTTCCCAAGCACTCGGTTGACAGGGGAAACGATAAACTGAAAATCTTTCGCCCAATCAATGATCTCCGGCTCTTTCTTTTTATCATCAGGGTATTGCCCACCGTTGATAAACCAAAACAGCTGTTTGATCGCTTCGTCGTAGTCGGGAATTGAATCAAAGTCAACAAAGAAGAGACGAAGGGCGGTATAAGCTCGTTCTTCGTCGCTGAGTTCTTCATCGTCCAAAACTTCAAAAATCGTCAAAATAACTCGAAAGTCATATCGAATAGAAAAGTTCTGGTCGTTGATCTCTACGCTTTTAGGAAGTCCGTAGCCCATACCGCCCTCCGTTTAATGCTTCTGAACTTTATCGAGATACTTTTTGATTCTCGGATTCGTGAATTTCTGTTCACGGGAGAACGTATTATCGATTTCGTCCATTACGGCAAGCATAAAATTGCACCACACAGGAACGCCCTCGGCCAGTGCGTAAACATTCATGCCGCCAAAAAGATCATCTGCAATATGCGCCCCGAAAACGGAGTCGATGATCTCGCGCATCTCCTTGTCGCGCTCACGGGCAAATTCAAAGATGAGCTTTTTGTCTCCCATCTTTTCAATCTGCGTTTTGTACCCTTCCTGCTTTTTGTCGAGGTCTTCAAAGGCAAGGTAGAGCTTTTCGACAAAATTGCTGTCGGTAGGGTTAAACGACACCTCGCACTTTCCATTTACGGTGTAAGTTACAAGGCCGTCGCCAAAATTAAGTTCCTGCATGATGTTCCTCCTTATTCGCCCTCGGTAAACGTGATCGTGCTGCCAGAGATAGCGGCAGTGCCGACCGTGCGCGTGCCGCCAAGCGTCACGTCGATAGGCATACCGATAAAGCCTCCACCCTCGCCGCCGAGGGAAGAGGGCTTAACCATGCAGGACGAATAGCGCTCCGCAAATACTGCGGTCTTTGCCGTGCCTGCATAGGCGTGGACAATCAGCACGTCCTGATTCGCCAGCGCCGCCGCGTTCTGCTCCTTGACTGCAAGATTCCAAACCTTGACGATGGCGGGATCCCCAGCGTCCAGATCAGACGGGTCAAAGGTCTGCGTGATGATGGGTTTCTTCATGGTCGTGCGCGTCGTGCCAAGGATATCCTTCGAGGAATCCTCTTGCCAGTCGTATTCCATGCTGGAATCTGTGACGCGCGTACCGAGGGGAGACCACGTGGGGGTTCCAGTTTCGCCCGTGTTGAGATACGCGATCAGAAGTTCGCGGTCTACGGTCTGCCCCGCCGTGGTGTTAAAGGTCATATCAGCCATTTTTAATCACCTCGTAGTTCATTTTCATAAGGATTTGATGATCCTCATCTCCGTTTTCATACATGGCAAAAAGAGAGGATCGCGTTGTCGGCTCAATGCGAATGACGCGCCGTCCATCTCCAATGTCAGGCGGCGTTTCGTTTGCTGCCCAATCGCCCAAGGCGTTAAGCAGCTCGTCAGCTTTGAGCCGTTTGTCGTTGCTATTTCCCGGTTTCATTCGGTAGATGGCCTTGAATTGGTATTCCGCCTGATATCCGCCGAGAATGTATTTTTGTACGATGTATGCCGCCTGAATCGTAGACAGCGCCATTGCCGCAGTATCAGCGGGAAGAAATTCGAACCGAATCAAATCGACCGGCTTGTCAGGGAATGTGTTTAACCACGCAAGCAACTTTCGGGAAACTTGATCTTCTTCCGCTGCCGATACCGTCTTTTTAATCTGTTCCGTACTTCTTCACCGCCTTTTCTGCTACCCGCAACCACTTATCGAGGTTCTGTGCTTTCGATGCTTCGCACCAATGAGCTTGAGCTTGTGGGTGGTGCTCGTGATAAAACACCAAATCTCGGTCAGACGCATGGAGTTTTGAGCCTTTTGGAAATTTAATTTGCAAATTGCCATGCCTATCGACAAACTTCATTGGCCCATTCCCGTTTTCGTCGACCATAACTTTCCCGTAATAGAGATATCGAGCATAAGGCCCCGGATAAATGATCTCATTGCCAATAACCTTTGTGCGCTCATTTAATGAGCCTGTACGAAACGGCACAAAAGGCTGAGTGTCTTTCTCCATCTGCTCGGCTAAAACGTGCTCAGCGCGCGTACAAGCCTTTGCAATGGCAGTCCTTACAGCGTCCATCCCATCGGTATGCACGGAAAACTTGATGCCCATTACGCACCTCCGACCTCCCAGTGCTGCATATCGGGGCTACCGTAGTCCATAGCATCAACCTTGGTCACGTTGTAGCAATCGTCATGGCTCAGTATGACGGTCATGTCGTCCGAAACGAATTCGCCCTTTACAAAGCACGTCATGCCACCGTTTCCCTTGTATGAGAGCGTCCACAATCCAGATTTGTCCGCTGCTTTGAAAAACGATTGCGGGCCGATGTAAGTTTTCGGCTTACCTGTTACCCCGTCCACCGCTTCCACGGCGAACGGGATATACAGATTTACAGCGTCCGCGCTTTCAAGGCCGCTTTCGCGCACGTTCACGCCCTTCGACGCTTGCAGCATCACGCCACGCAGGATTGTGGTATAGACCTTTTCGACCTCATCAAGCGTTGTCGGGTCGATCTCCTGCACGATGTTGTAAATCGTTACAGTGTGGGGAGCGTACATCTACAACCACCTCCGCGATACAGCAGCCCGGTATGGGCAAGGTATTCCATGCACGTTTCCGCCAGCAGTTTCTTTGCCCCGTCCGTCGCATTGAGTGCAGACAGGGCGGATTCTCCGCCCGTTGCAAGTGTTCTGGACCAGCTGCCTACCGTCTCGCTTTTGACTTCTGCGTCCTTCGCCGCAGCGTTGGTGAGGTTCTTCATGGCAAGCGCTTGCGCTGCCTCGATGACCGCATACTTGTCAACCAGCGCACAGCAGCACATCTTTACAGCGTCCAGATCAGCGTTGTCTTGTGCTCTGTTGCGCGTGTAGTAGTCGAGGAAGGAGCTGGCGCGGACAACAAGACGCGGAAAGTCGTTTTCGCTCACGGCGCCCATGTAAGTGCCGGAGTAGTATTCAAAGTCTGCGTAAGTCATCAGTGCCCTCCTTCCAAAACTGCGAGAATTTCAGCCTTTTTCATCGAACTGCTGACCCCTTCCACCCCGTTTTCATCGGCATACGCAAGCATTTCAGCTTTTGTCATGTCGGAGAAAGTCGGGGTGTCAGGGTCAGGCTCATTCAGCAGTTCAGTTAGCCCCCCACCGCCGGGGTGATGGAGCCGACCACCACGCCGTCGATACGCTCAGCGAAAAGAGCCATGCCGTTGATAACGGTGTCAGATGCGGTCATGTTGGTGTAATCGGGCTCCTCATGGATACCGATATAGCCGGTGGCGTCGGTGGTGAAATCGAACACCTCGCCAAGATCAGCGCCGTTCACAGGAATGTAGTACAGGGCAATGTTGTCCTTGGCGGTGGCGTAAATCTTGCCCTTGGGAACGCTGGAATTGAGAATCACGGTGCCAAGGCCGAGGAAGTTCTCAACGTAAGTCATGCCGAACGCGGTCTGCAAGGTAATGTTTGCGCTTGCGAGGTAGTCAGCAACGTCCAGCGGGTTCAGAAAATACACCGCACCGATCTCGTCATCTTCAAACAGCACCTGCAGCTGGCCCCATGCCTGTGCCAAGGTTGCCTGGAAGGTCGCACCAGATGCCGTGCCCGTGCCGGTTGCGAGGAAGTCGAAAAAGTCTTTTCGGATACCCTTCTGGACGTCCTTGAGCATTTCGTCGGTAGTCATCTCTACCGCCTGATCGTAGCCGCGATCGGTGATTGCTTCGGCAGAGGTGGCTTTGCGCCACTTCTTAAGCGTAATCTCCTTGTAGTTCACGGCTTCGGTCTTGTACTTGCTAAGGGGGATGGTCTCACCCTCAGCAACAGCGCCGCTCTCCAGCGTGCCAGTGGCCTTGTAGCTCTTGAGCACAGTTCCAGCCTGCTTTGCGATCTTGCGGGTCACACCCAAGGCTTCCATCAGCTTTTTGATGGAATAGCCGAACATTTCGGTAAATTCAATTTCGCGCACACGCGCGAGGTCAGCTTTCTTAATGAGCTTAGGATCAGCAGCCATTTTTATTCTTCCTTTCTAAACAAATCCATATTTGCGGCGATTGCAGCGCGCCGCTCCGCTCTGTCATTGATTTGCATAATCTCGTCCTTTGTCATCGGTTTCCCGCCGCCGTTAAAGCGCGCGCCAGTGTCGAAGCGAACGGTCTGCTTGGAGACAAGCCCCTTGTAAGTGCCGTCTACGAGCGCATCAAGAGACTTGGTGTCCTTGATCTTTTCTCCGTCCAGCTCCAATGCGGCCATTTCTTCGCCGCAGCCGCGCATAGCAAGGTCGAGATTCGCGCCGGTGATGTTTTTGCTCTTAAAGTAAGCACGCACGGCCTTTTCCTTTGCCGCCTTGCTTTCCTTTGCCGTGATGTCGGTCTTAAAGGCTTCAAAGGCCGAGTGTTCTTTCTCGTACTTCTCCTTGTAACCGCCGTCACCCGCCGCCTTGAGGTCGTCCAATTCCTTCTGGACACCGGACAGCTTCTCCGCGTCCGCCTTGTACTTCGTGAGATCGTCCTTGAGGGGGTCAACCACGCCCAGATGCAGCGCAACCAAGCGATTTTCGATCTCTTCGGTGCAAGCCTCGCCGAGAATATTCCTGATTTCCGCTCTCGTAAATTTCGCCATGTTATTCGTTCTCCTTTTCCTTGGCCCCAATTCTTCGGGGGCGAACGTTGTATAAAAACCGCTGTACCTTGCGGGTTTTACCTAAAACAAAAGAGCCACCCACCGAGAAAAACTCGGTAGCTGGCTCCTATTGCCCTTTCCCGCGCCCTATTACGCGGGAGTTGAATATTTGATTGTTTTCTTGACCTCTAAAACGATGTACCTGTCACCCTTTCGGCGAATTTCAGCATCGTTTCCGCGCTTCAAAATTGCATCGATTGCCTTTTTGACTTCTTCCCAGTTCAATACAGCACCTTCATTCTTTCCCGCTGCTCCGGCAGTCCTGCCGCCGCGCTGAACGCTTTGTATTTCGCGTTTAACCGCCGCAGCCTTATGTTTACCGCAGTCTCATCTTCATGCAATTCTGCGGCCTTGTAAGCAGCTTTTTCGCGCTTTAGTTTGCGTGCCTCGCGCTCAACGCGCCGCTGCATCTGCGTTGCTTCGTATGCGGTGTATTCCTTTCCGTCAAACTCGCAGCCGAGATCATCATCAATATGGGCAAGTTGTTCGTCAGTGTATGTGCGCTCGCTTACGCCCTCAACCCAAACGTTGCGGCGGTGGCGGCAGTTGGCTCCTTCCAGCCCATCGACAGCGCCGAGGCCGCACACTTCGTAAATGCTCGGGTAAATGTCATTTGCGCGAATACTGTAAACCTTGCCTTGCCAATCCTTATGACTTGACCACGGTGACGGCCCCGGCTTATCTCTCGCGCCAGCATGGGCGGAAACCTCGAAATACGGAGTTTCGAGATACTGCGCTGACTGCTCCGTATATTTAGCGCAAATTTGATTTACGCCAGTCATCACGGCTCTGCGCGCTGCCACATCAATTTGATCTCGATGCCCGCTCTCATAGTCAACTACCTTCAATCCGCTGTCCGCAAGCTGCTTTACTGCCGTCTTGATAGCTTGATTGTAGTTGATGGCACCACTCTGGATTTGCATTGTAGCGTTATCAAGCGCCCATTGGTACGCTTTGGCAGGTGGCAGCATTGTGCGCCCAGTGTCCACTAAAAAGCCCATTGATGCGGTTAGATTGTGGAACGTATCAAGCGTCTGCGCCCTGATCGCCGCAACTTCCGCAGTGTCAACCAGTGTTTCAGGCCGGGTGATATGCGCAAGATCAATCAACTCGGTGTAATACTTCTGGTTGCGTTCCTCAACATCGTCAAGCAGCTTTTTTAACTTCACTTCGCTGATGCCTGTTGTCTTACGGACTGCCTTTTCGATGTCCTTTAGGTCGATGCCATGCGACCGCAACGCCCGAATATCCTGTACTGTGACCTCGTTGAGCTGGTCTGCCAACTTCAAGCGGCTGCATATCTCGTCAAGCAGCGTGATTTCAAGCGCACGGAACAGCTCTGCAAGTTCTTCCGGCAGCGCATCAAGAACTTCCGGCTGAAACGGATACTTGTTCATTTGCTTTCCTCCGTTTCACGATTTCATCATAGTGCGGTTTAACGCGAATTACATTCCAGTCGCATTCTTCTGGAACTTTCCCGTAGAATATCACCCATTCCGGCGATAGCCGCTTCATCATTTCCTCGTAGCCGCGCAGGAACAGGCGTTTGCTATCCTTGTTTGCCTGCGTCCCAACCGAAGAAACCGCTACTATGCCGCCGACAGGCTCGCCATCGAAGCACCAATCATAGCTCCTCTCATCGCTCCATGAGATAGTCGGATAAACCGTCATGCCTTGGAGCTGCCAATAAGCCGCCAACCAATGCTTTCGGTAATGGTTGTATATCTGCATCGCCAGCGGCATATCTGTGTAGGTGGAAAAGTCCGGCGCGCACACCGCCGCAAACTGCGTCAGTTTTGGAATGTACTTGTCAGGCGTGTTCCAATATCGAATAAATTGATAATCGTCCACAAAGAAATGCACAATCTTGCTTTGCGTGTCTTTCGCGGTGTAATGGTAATTCACGGGGATAAACTCGCCCTGCGGGTACGCCTTGATCGGCTCGATCTGCGGAATATCGTACTTTCCAACGCCGGGGAATGTGAACTTGTCGAGATTTTCAAAGTTAATCATAAATCCCCCAGCAAACAAAAATGCCGCAAGATACATTTCTGTACCTTACGGCATAGCAAGCGCCCGGATTCTAACCGGAGTTCCCGCAGTCACGGTGTAATCACCCTATACGACTACTTGCTATGCCTATTATACCAAGCCTTTTTTACGAATGCAACCAGCTTCTTTTCGTCTGCCGTCAATGCTCTTGTTCCGCCTTCATCGTGATAATACCCGATGTGCGTATGCACTCCCTTGAATTGCTCATGGCTATGCAGAAGATTGATTGTTTTTACACGCTTTCCATCTGCACCGTAATAGCTGATTGCATTGATTTTGCCCTCATCGTTTATCGTTGCGTAAATGCGCCCTTTGGTCATAGTTTCCAATGGGTCTTTTGCGTTCAATGCCGCATTTTGCTTTACAAACTTTACGTTTCCAGCTTTTAGAAGCGTCCTAAACTCGCTCCCGTAAGGCTTTCCCTTTTCGCTCATGCCGCTGCTTGCGCCGCGTCCGCCCATTAAACAGGTCTCCATGTACCGCTGCGCTTATTAGCCCTGCGGTATTTCTTGCCGTTTACCGTAACTTCCAACGCGCCGGACTTTTGCGCTGTTACAAAGGCATTGGAAAACGCCTTGTTTTCTGCTGCTTTGCGGTTTTTACTGGACTGGTCACGCAATTTCCGCATGTAGCTATCCATTTCACCGCGCGCTCTTGCAGCTCTGTCTGCGGCGCTTCCTGTTTTCTGCGCCGTTGTCAGGCGCGCAGGACCGCTTGCATAAGGATTGACTGCTCCTGCCGCCGTTTTTAGTGCCGTTGTTGCGAGAGTTGCCATCTGCTTTACTGCTTCTTTCTTTTCAGCGTCCGACAGCTCAAGCCCATTGATTTCAGCAGCGTTGCGCTCAAATGTGCGCCTGATAATATCGCCCATATCAGTGACAGACGCAGCGTTTGCTCGGTTAATATCCTGTTGTGACAAAAACCGCGCAAGGCTCATACCGCGCCCACGCCCAAATTCTCCGGCTCCAATGCCGCCACCGGCTCCACCTCTACCGCCCATCACTCTACCTCCTGTTGTCCTTCGGTCGTCATGTCCTGCATCTTTGGCAGCGCCGCCTTTGCGGTCGCCTCGTCCTCGTTCATCCAACGCATACGGAACTCCCAATCGTTCATAATGCCTGCCTGCAAAAGCTGCATATCACGGGAAAAATCGGTTTGCTTGTCCTCAATGATGCTGTCATCAAAGTCAATGGAGATCTCCACATCCTCATTCAGCCCAGCATTCATGGCCGTGTTGCCCAGCCGCAGAAGAATGCGGCACAGCTCCACGAGCGCCTGCTCGAGCACAATTTCATGCTTCTTGATGGTGCGGAACATAGTGCTGTTTTCGCTGATGACCTGTGTAGCCGTGGCAATTCTGGTCTGATCGAATTTGTAATGATTCTCGCCAAATCCGCATTTGCTCGACAATACGTTGAGCATATCTTGCATACCGGTGTTAAACTCTGGTGTGCGCAGCGTCATATCGACCTGCTGCAAAATGTTTCCATCGGATGCGCGATCTTCCGGTAGAACGTAGTAAACCGTTTCTCGCTTATCAAAGACTGGCCTACCGTTTATGTCCTTGGTTGCTTCTGGCTGTACCACAATGCGCTTTTTGCCAAGCACAAATTCATTCACATAACTATCGTATGTAATATCAACGCTTTTGAGCTGGTCGATGGCGGAAGCGAACACTGCAACGCCCATAGGGTTATCTTCATCAGAGTTCGCAATGTTCAGACGGTCAATGACAAACTGCGGTTTGGTACTTTCTGTGTGAATAACAGGGGGGATTGCTTCAAATCCTCTCACGCTGGTTAATGGAACTTCCTCCGCATCGTACAGGTGGTTTTCAATGTCATATTCGCCGTCGCTCAGCCGATGCACCTGAATGTAGGTGTATTCCGTATCATCAACTCGTTTTGTCCACGCGAAAGCGCACTCACGAATAATGCCATTGTCCCACGTCAACGGGTAGATGTTTGCAGCGGTTACATAGTTGATATGAATTCTTCCGGGGTTAGCGATCTCTGCTGTATCAGGGTCAACGCTCATATCCTCCATGATTGGAACATAAGCAACTGTACCAACAGCGGATTTCCGCTCCTGCGATTCATTGGATTTGACTTCCCAATTATTATCAGCAAGAATCGCATCTACAAATTCCTGCTCCTTCTTGCCCTCAAGCGTGATATTCACACGCTCATTCATCAGCAGGTTTGCCCAATCCTCGCAGACTTTCTTTCCCATGTTGACGGAATATCTGTGGCATTCCAGTTCTTCGATGCCGTTCCACACCGTATAGCTGTGGAAGTCTTTCACATCGCCGTCATACCAAGATTTCCATACGTCGATCAGGTCGTAGAACTTGCTATTGATCGTGTCAAAGCCCAATTCTTTAAGTGCTCTGCGAATGTTCACTGTTTCACCGTCCTCATGTGCCCTGCGCGCTCCAATTCCTTGTAGTACGGCTCAATGCTGTACTCAAATGCGTCAAGGCTGTCAATATCAGATGTTCCATCGTCAAGGCGCTCGTCCTCGAACTTGTCAGGATCATAAATTGCAGTTTGCAGTGCATCAATCAAGTGCGGACAGCTGCGCGAAACCTTAAAACGCCCCTGCTTCATCAGCAGCACCACGAGCCTGATTCTATCTGTAATTTGCAGTTTCATTGCGTTCTTGACCTGCGTGCCGAGGTGCATCTTCTGCGCGGTATGATCTAATCCACGAATTAGCACCGTTTCCGCACTGTCTGCCCGCGTCTGGCTGTATCCGTACTTTGCCGTAACCATTTGGCAGAACATAGCAAAGCGCCTATTCAGTTCGTCAGGGTCAATCTCTTCGTTCTTGATGTATTCCTCTTCCAGCGCGGCCACTCGATAATCTTTTGTAATCCCGGTCGCCTGAAACTTTGTCGCGGATTTCGTGCCGCCGAAGTCAACGCCAATGGAAATAACGGAGAACTTTGTATCGTTTTCTTCCGCCCATTTCAACGGATCGTCGATCAAATACTTTTCTGTGTCGTTAGCAAAGTCTTTGTAAACAATGCCCTCGGCAGCTACCCATAATCCGCGCACATACCGGTCATAGAAAATGCCGGCATACATGTTTTCATAGCGCGCAAGCGTTTTCTCGCTCAGACCTGGGTTGTCAGTCATCTCGAAGTGCAGATATAGCGTGTTCCGTTCGCGGTGTCGCTTAATCCACTCCTGATAGAACCAGTGATGCGGGCTGCCGGGGTTACATGAAAACCACAGCTTCGCGCCGTCCACAGAACATCGCGCAAGCGCCTGTTCCACGAACGAGCGTGGCATCAGCACCACTTCGTCCATCAGCACACCCGCCAGCGTGCGGCCCTGAATCAGCGTATAGCTGGCCTCATCCTTGCCGCCGAACACCTCGAAGTAATTCGTCACGGCACCGCGCCGCACTTCCATAACCTTGTCGCCGCGCCGCCAGCGGATGATATAGCGCTCCTTTGCCAAACTCATCGCCGTAAACGGCACGATGATGTTCTTGGTGCAGCTATCCACCGTGCGTCCACACACGCCGAAACGCTGACCGCTGAAATTCTCCATTGCCCAGTGGACGAACGCCCACATCATGATGGAGGTTTTGCCGGAACGCACAGCGCCGTCACAGATCAGCGCGTCATACTTGGAATAGGGGAAAGCGAGGATTTTTGCTTGCTTTGGGCTAATCATGTGGCATAAATACAACTACCATAGACGGAAATGGAGCAGAATTTTTACTTCCGCCGAATTTTAATCGTCCTCTAATAAACCGAATTTCCACATTGTTTCTTTTGTATATGTAATCGTGGAACCATTTTGTATCTGTTCTGGCAGGAAGTAGCATTACGACGGTAGCCCCGCTAACGGATGCAAATAACGCTCGCCTCACCCATTGCCCGATGCCGCGCCCATATGGAGGATTGCACCACACGGTTCCTTTCCACGGATGTTCCAGTCCGTCTTGTTCCTCCGTATAGAATTTGTCGCATTTTGCATTTTCTGGAGTTGCACACACATCAAGTGTAAATTGAAATTCATTATTCAGCTTATCAAACAAATCTTGTGGCGTTTCCCATAAGTCTGTTTTACTAGAAAACATTAATTCTGTATTCATGTGTCACTCTCAAGCTCCTTTGCCATTTCCTTTAGGCTCTGACTGAGCGCGTCTTCCTTTACCGTGTCGGCAGGACTGCCGCCGATCATCGCCCACTTGTCGATCAGCGTTCCCATTGCCGTGGTGATCTGGCTGAGATTTGCCGCCGCCAGCTTTTCGGGGTCGTTGAGCATTTCAAGCCCCTTACCGATGAACGAACACACAAGGTCTTTGTGGTCGTTCATGTATTCCATCACATCGGCGGTGTTCTCTTCCTTTTTTTGTTCGCACTTTTCCACAATGTCGGCATTCGCCCGCACAAGGTTCTTAACGGTTGTTGCGGACACTCCGTTGATTTTCGCTGTGGCGCAATAGTTGTTCGTCTGCACATAGTCCGCCAGTATTTTCTTTTTCTGCCGGTCTGTCAGACGCGCAGCCATGTCATCACCTCGTCGCTCTCGCGCGCAAAATGTCGCTCTCTCTCTTTTCTTTTGGGGGATTATAGGGGGTAAGATAATACGGGGGTTGCAAGGGGGAGAAGAAGAAAGGGGGAACAAGGGGGCTTTTCTTTTCTCTCTCTGAGCTATGCGTTTGCTTGCATTTGCTTACATTTGCTTTGCTTCTGATTGCATTCCTTGCGTTAATTGCTGTCGTGCTGCGGTCTAATTTCATCCGCCCGTCACAGTCTATTACCGCTTTGATACGCCGATAAGCGTTGTCAAATTATTTTTGCTACCAGCCCCCGCCCCTTGGCCTTACATAGCAGACTTTACCCGCCCCGAAGGGCCACAACGCCGCCCACATTTGGCGTTATTCTTTCCATTGGCCGTCTTTCTCGCTTAGATTGTCACACGCTACCGACAACTACGCTCCGAAAAGTCGTAGCCCCTATTCCGTCAGGTCAAACCGGTCTTGACGCATCAAGACAAGCGCAGTTTTCAGCGAGCTTTGTCATTTCCATGTGAGCCATGACGACAACGGTCTCACATTGTCCGGGCGCTACCCGGCCACTGGCACAGACGGTGGGGCTCGGACCCACGACATACCGGCTCACGAAGTCCGGTGCTTTACCAACTGAGCTACGTCTGCGTATGTCCCCGCTGGGCCACATCGTTGAGAGGTGCGCGGGGTCCTGTGCCGCATGAGAGGTGCGACCTCTCGGCCCTGATCGTGGGCTGCATCGTGCGTGCGGCAAATCGCGGGGGGGCGGTGTGAAAAGATGAAAAGCACCGCGCCCCGCTATGGCGCAGGAGGTAAACGCCATAAATGAGAGAACCGCAAAGGCTTTTACACCTCTGCGGTTCAATTTTCTCATGATTGCAATACCCTGACTCACTTATAAGTGAGTTTTGCAAAATATTTTTATAAACTTTTTGGATAGTCCGACCTGCCAAGCAGGTAGTCAATCGACACGCCGAAATAATCAGCAATGCTTATCAGCGCGTCCATTGACGGTTTCTGCGTCCCCATCTCATAGCGCTTGATGGTGTTACGGTTCAGCCCGCACAGCTCAGACAGAACGCAGCGCTTTAATTGCTGGCGTTCGCGTAACCTCCGCAGCCGATCAGGAAACGTGCTCATCGCATCACCTCAATCATCTCCCGCGCTGTTGATCAGCCTGTCAAGATAGAATCTCGCCTTTCGCAGATCTTCCTTGCCGTTTTTCAGCGGCCAGCGCCACATGTACTTGAGCACCTGTCCCGTCAGCCATGCTTGCATCGGGTCTTTCTGGCACGTCAATGCGGCCGCAATGGCGTCGATGCACTCGACCCCTCCCGCCGTGTAATGCGCGGGGTGACTTACATTGTCATGCTCGATGCACGGGCTATTGGCAGGTGCGCTCCCTCTCGGCGGTGTACTCCATTTAAACGGATCGTTACTCATGGCGCGCCACCTTCCGCTTCACCCACGCCCACAGGTTTCTCCACGGATGGGATTCTGCGTAATTGGCGCGCTGCTCGGCGTTGTAGCGCTTGTCACGCATTACATCAATGACCGTCCCCTTAAAAGCAAGATCGTCGTTCGCCCGCCCAAGCGCCGCCTCAGTATCGGCGAGCTTATTTCGCAGCACATCTGCGTCCGCTTTCAGGTTTGCGATCTCGTTCTCTCGGGTGATGGCCTCGCCGTTCATCTGGTCAAGCTTTTCCGTCAGCGTGCCGATTTCTCCGCGCAGTTTTTCATTTTCCTCGGCCAGTTTTACTCCGGCCTTAAAATGTGCCGCCGCCTCGGCTTCCGCCGCTTCCTGCCTTTCGGTGGCTTCCTCCACCATCTTCGCCATCTGGTCTTTGGTGTACTTCTTTACGTTGATGCTCATAGCTTGGCTCCTTCCATTTTCATCTGTTCTTCCCGTCCCCGGTCGCTCACGATGCTCACGACCTTGCAGTCACCATATCGCTCAATATCCATGGCGATGCGCTCCTTGATGCCCTGCGCGTCAGCGGCGGGGACGTTGGCTTTAATCGTGATCGTCAGCATATACGTTCCCTTTCACGTGCTCTTTCCACCACAGATATTCTTTGCGCTCTCGTCGATATTCAAAAATCAGGCTTTCCGCCTTGCAGATATCGCGAAATCTGTTGCTTGCTGCAATCCATGCAGTCTCAACCAGCCACCATAAAAAGCATAACGCTGCAAGAATCGCTGCAATGCCGCCAATCGCTATAAAGAACATTCCAACGCCTTCAACAAAAGATTCCATTCGTTACACCTCCTTCGGCTCGCCGTAGCTGCAAAAATCGGTGCTGCCCACATTGCGTCTATTACATGGCGCGCGCCTGTTGTGACACGTCAGCGTCCCCGGCTTACCGTATCGCTGGGTAAGCTCTGACGGCAATGTGCTGTGCGCGCAGTCCTTGCACCGCGTCACGACCACAGCATCGACGGTGGGAGCAGCGGCCACGATGGGCAAAGCAATTTCGTCCCTATCTGCGTTGTCGTACCACGGCTCGTCATCAAGCTTTTCCCATAGCACGTCGCCATCAATCAGCCGCATCGCTGTCACCTCCGTCCATTTTTGCAGAGTTCTCCACAAAGTTGCGGACTCTGGCCGCGCAGGAGAGGCACAGTTGTTTCTCCGCAGAAAATGGTGTCTTAAAATTCACAACGCCATAGTGGTTGAAATCCAAATTTACGCCGTCAACCTCATAGTCAATCTCGCGCCCACACATATCACAGAACACTTTAACCATCAACTATTCCCTCCGTCCATCTTCGCGCCGCATTTGGGGCAGTAGTTAGATTTTACGGCGGTTCCCCGTCCACAGAGACCGCATCTGTAAGTAGTACGCGTAACCGCTACCGCACCAGACGACGTCCACCTCCAATAAGATGATGGCTCTTTTTCCCACCGCCCATGCACCACCGGCGCAACGTCAGCGGCGGGAATGCTGTAAAAGTCCTCCGCTAAATCGTTATAGGCGTCTGCGTAGATTCCGCTTTCCCCGCCAAGCTCTTCAAACGCTTTTTGACATTCTTCCGATTGCTCACGGATATAAGCAATCGCCGCCTTGCGGCTGCGGGTATAGCTGCAAAGGCTTTCCAAATCAGCAAGGCGCATGAGCTTCAACGCGATCTCGTCTGCCTTGTCCTTCGGTAGAACTTCCTCCGGCGCACACTCTCTGTCCTCGTAGGCGGCGAGGCGATCCTTGAGGCGATTGCGGCAGTACAGCGCGGTGCAGTCATCCATCGGCTTACCATGCTTACCTGTCCAATCCGCTTTACACTTCTCGCAATCCATCATTGCCTGTCCATCGTTGTCGCGCTTCGTCAGTCGTTCCATCACTCCACCTCCTGCATCTTACTAATCACTTTTCGAATCACGTCGCCACCGTAAGCACTTTTTGTCAACTCCAAAAACTCCGCCAGCGTCATCATGCCGTGCTCAAGGTCAACACCGTGATCGCGGGCAAACTGCTTTCGCCCCATGTCGCACGAGCCAGTCAGGCGGTGATGCCAGTCATAAAAATACTGTGTCGGATATGCTTTCTCGCGGTCTGTTTCGCGCAGAAACGTGTCAATGCGTTCATCTTCCGGCATATCCTCGAAAAGCTTGTCTCGCAGTGCCTCCATTGCTTCGCGCAGCGTTTCCCCGTGTGCAAAAACATTGTCTTGCTTGACGATGTAGCACGGCGTGAGCGTCAAATCACCGTTCAGGATTGCCCCGTGCGCGGTGTTGCCGCGCACGGAACGAATCAGCGTATTGACACCGTCGATTTTATAGACAGCTTCCCCATTGAAGTTTTTAATGCCGTAGCCGTCGCCGGAGCCGGAGCCGTAGCCGGAGCCGTCGCCGGAGCC